CCCCGCCATAACCAGCTGGGTCAGTATTAACTGGCAGCGTTCGCGTGAAAGGTAAGTATTCTGCGCTATCTCCCCGACTGTCGCCGGTTCGGTAACGCTTAATTCATTAAACACCACTCTGGCGGTTTCTGTCATATCCTGCTGTTTTAGCATGTCTTTTTCCTTTTTCCGGTTAACGTGACATACCAATAACTCTTGTCGAAAAAGCCAGCAAGCTGAAAGACCCGTATTCGCAACCACCAGCGTGTTTACTGTACTGACGCGATTTTGGGCATAAAAAAAAACCGCCTGACGGCAGTTTTTTTTCTTACTTTGCCATCGCGTACAAAATCGGCAAAATATCAGATTTATACGAAACGTACGCTATTTAATTGACTTTTGCAATATCTCGTCGTGAAAAAGTCGCTTTTTGTTGCGCTCTTATTTTCACGGTGCAAATCACAGATTCTCTATCGAGACTCTTAAAAATATCGCACATCTCACGCCAGTAGTTCGCATAATTATGGCTCCAGTTATCAGGCTTAACTCCACACAGTCTGGCAAGCTCCTGTCTCTGGTAGACCTCACACCCGGTAATCCATCCTCTGACATCCTGTGCCGCCAGCCAGATCAACTTCTTCACGCGCTCCTGCGTTTTCCCTGCAATTTTTCTGGTGCCGTACCGGGTTTTAAATTCATTCCACACCCACTGCGTTATCGCGATCTGATATTCCCAACAAATACTCCCGCTGTAACACCACAACAACCAGGCTTTATGATGTTCTTCAAGAGACAGAACAGCCCGCCGCCACGATGATGTCGAAAACTCAACCGGACTGACGAGAGGAATTGACACCCCCTTCGCCAGCGATTGCTTTCCCGGGATTGGTGGATTATCCCGCGTTATCATTTTTCCAGTCACTTCATCGCGGTACCGGATTTTTTTACGCCTGTAACGCCCTGTATCAAACATGGCATTCTCCTGCCAGGCCTCAAGCTGCCCTTTTGTTGATCCACTCAAATCGGCGGTGGCAATCATGAGTTGCTCACGAACAAACTGTAAATACTGGTTATTCATGCGTACTCCAGTTCTGTGATTTTTATCCCCAACCGCCCACCAGGAACAAGCTGACCGCGCACAATATTAATTTCATCAAACTGCTCGTCGTCTATGAGCAGCCCCGCATGCGTCAGTACATCCAGTGGTGCCTTCAGGATATTGTCCAGGTCACGACGGCGCTTATCCGGTGGCTCTGCAATAATTTCTATTGCCGGCCTTCCGGACAGGTTTAATTTCAGTTGCTGCTGGCGAACAATAAGCGCCACATCACGGCGATAACGCTCACCGACTTTTGATACAAAATATGTGCTGCCACGACGTCGCCAGTAAGTGTTCACCGTTGGCGGGTAAGGCAAAACAAATTCTATGCGTTCAGTCATTTATGCTTTCCACTTCAGAACACCCGAATTTCTCGCGTGCATTAAAAAACGAATCAGCAACAACAGCTGGCTGCCGTGTTTTTCTTCAAAATCTTTTACCCCGGCGTGTAGTTCGCTATGGCATTTACGGCACAGCGGAATAACAAACAAATCATCAGCCTTTGTTCCCATCCCTCCCAGTCCATGACCAATGATGTGATGCGGATCATCTGCCTGATTGCCACACGTCATGCATTTCTGCGTTTTTACCCAACGCGTGTATACAGGCATCTCTTCCCGTTGTGATTTCTGGCGCTGGAGATACTGAGCCGGTGACTCCGGATCAACGGCAATGCTGACCACCGTCTTTTCCTGTGGCGGGTTTTGCTGGTGGGCGTGAGGCAGCGGCGCAAGATTTTTTGTGCGCTGCTTCAGTATGCTGGTGGCGGTCTGCTCTCCCGGTACGATGTCGCTTTCACGGTACATTGAGCGGATTTTTTCCGCACGCAACCCCAGCGAACGACGTAATACCGCTTCCGGTAGCGCGTCCGCCACCTGATTGCGGACCGCCCACCAGGATAATTCAGCCAGCGATAATTCCCGCTCCTGCGAGCCATTCATTGCATGGCGTATGACGTCAATCATCCATGCAGACAGGTTTTGGTGAGCAAGTTGCCCGAGTGATTCGGAGGTCTGGTCGCGCAGCTGGTTGTCGCAGTGCCAGCACAACACCATTGCGCCGGTACCATAACGGTGAATGACGGTTTCACTGTGGTGATAATCGCCGTGTGGCCACTGGCAGGATTTAACATGGCGCAGTAACCAGTCAGACAATGCGCCAGCGCCACCAGCAGCACGAATCACTCGTTCGTCGCTGAAAAATGGCAGTAATGATTTATCCTCCGCCAGCGGCTGGCGAACGGCAGGAACGACCCCGGACGGCAGATTACGCATGCTTTTCGGTTCCGGCTCCACCAGTACCCGGGTATTGTGGAATACCGGCATGGATTCACGGCCCGGCTTAACGATCACCAGCCCGAGTTCCGGTACCAGAACAGGTCGAAGTAATACCCGCACGTTACCTCCAGATGCGTTGCTGGAATGTGCGGGACGGACGCGGTGGGCGTTCAGAGTAAGGAAGCCTGACGGAGATTATCCAGTGACGATAATCGAGGCTGAGGGCTTTCTTAATCTCGTATCCGCGTCTGCGGTAGTTATGAATTAGCCATTCGGCCTGTTCTTCAGTACATGGTGGGTGTTGGTACCAGTCGGTTTTAAATGCGTGTGAACGCCGCCCATGCCGGATGGCAAGGTCGGTATCAGAATTGTGAAATTTGGTTTTGTGCGCCATCTGTTTTCTCTGCTGGCGCAGCAGGTGTCAGGTGTTCAGGCTGACGTGCGAATTGTAAACCAGAATGCCAGAAAAAAACAAAACCCGCCGAAGCGGGTTAAGTGCGGGTGCGTTGAGGATGCCTGACACATCAGAGGTGGCGAGGGATTTCTCCCCCGCCAGGTCTCTTACTCCTCAGGTTCGTAAGCTGTGAAGACAGCGACCTCCGTCTGGCCGGTTCGGAGTCGTACCTCGCAGAGGTCTTTCCTCGTTACCAGTGCCGTCACTATGACGGTTAAACAGATGACGATCAGGGCGATTAACATCGCCTTTTGCTGCTTCATAGCCTGCTTCCCCTTGCCTTTCGGCACGTAAGAGGCTAACCTACATTTGTGAGACATAGATTGGGCCTCAGATTAATGTTAAGCGTCTTGCAGGACGCGAAATGTTAACTGGGGCTTTTCTCTATCTGCCTTTCAGTGTTCATGCCTGAGACAGATAGCCTCAAGCACCCGCAGCCATTCTACTTAACTCACGTCACCTCGCCAATATGAAATCAATCAGAAAGGTGATCCATAAAATCACTCCTTCTCTTCTTTTCCGTAGTGGAGTTGGCCAATTTTGATAAGAGGGCGTCCCTGAGATTTGCGGTGTAGATTGGTATCGCGCAGAGAATACACACAGCCACAATATTCCTGCTGATAGAATTTTTCGCGCTTGCTGATTTCAATCATACGGGACGAGCCGCCCTGCTTGCGCCAGTTATAATCCCAGTACACCATNTTGCTGGTGGGCGTGAGGCAGCGGCGCAAGATTTTTTGTGCGCTGTTTCAGTATGCTGGTGGCGGTCTGCTCTCCCGGTACGATGTCGCTTTCACGGTACATTGAGCGGATTTTTTCCGCACGCAACCCCAGCGAACGACGTAATACCGCTTCCGGTAGCGCGTCCGCCACCTGATTGCGGACCGCCCACCAGGATAATTCAGCCAGCGATAATTCCCGCTCCTGTGTGCCATTCATTGCGTGACGAATGACGTCAATCATCCATGCTGACAAGTTTTGGTGAGCAAGTTGCTCAAGTGATTCGGAGGTCTGGTCACGCAACTGGTTGTCGCAGTGCCAGCACAACACCATTGCGCCGGTACCATAACGGTGAATGACGGTTTCGCTGTGATGATAATCGCCGTGTGGCCACTGGCAGGATTTAATATGGCGCAACAGCCAGTCAGACAATGCACCAGCACCACCAGCAGCACGAATCACCCGTGCGTTACTGAAAAACGGCAGCAATGTTTTGTCTTCCACCAGCGGCTGGCGAACGGCAGGAACGACCCCGGACGGCAGATTACGCATGCTTTTCGGTTCCGGCTCCACCAGTACCCGGGTATTGTGGAATACCGGCATGGATTCACGGCCCGGCTTAACGATCACCAGCCCGAGTTCCGGTACCAGAACAGGTCGAAGTAATACTCGCACGTTACCTCCAGATGCGTTGCTGGAATGTGCGGGACGGACGCGGTGAGCGTTCGGAGTAAGGAAGCCTGACGGAGATTATCCAGTGACGATAATCGAGGCTGAGGGCTTTCTTAATCTCGTATCCGTGTCTGCGGTAGCACTGAATTAGCCACTCGGCCTGTTCTTCAGTGCATGGGGGATGCTGGAACCAGTCAGATTTGAAAGTGCGGGAACGCCGCCCGTGCCTGCTGGCAAAGACGGCAGAATCATCAGAATTGTGTAATTTGGTATCGTGCGCCATCGGTTGTCTCTGCTGGCGCAGCAGGTGCCAGTTGTTCAGGCTGGCGTGCGAATTGTAAACCAGAATGCCAGGAAAAAACAAAACCCGCCGAAGCGGGTTACGTGCGGGTGCGTTGAGGATGCCTGACACATCAGAGGTGGCGAGGGATTTCTCCCTCGCCGGGTCTCTTACTCCTCAGGTTCGTAAACTGTGAAGACAGCGACCTCCGTCTGGCCGGTTCGGATTCGTACCTCGCAGAGGTCTTTCCTCGTTACCAGTGCCGTCACTATGACGGTTAAACAGATGACGATCAGGGCGATTAACATCGCCTTTTGCTGCTTCATAGCCTGCTTCTCCTTGCCTTTCGGCACGTAAGAGGCTAACCTAGATTTGCCGTTCATAGATTGAGCCTCAGATTAATGTTAAGCGTCTTGCAGGACGCGTAATGTTAACTGGGGCTTTTCTCTATCTGCCTTTTGGTATTCATGCCTGAGACAGATAGCCTCAAGCACCCGCAGCAATTCTACTTAACTATCCTTTCCCCGCAAATCGTTTTTATCCCCAGCGACAAATCGAATACACCACCAGCGCCACCGCCATTGCGATCCCTACCGTTGTGAATGCCTCAGGCCAGGTCATCGTAAAACATCCTCTGCGCTTATCAGTCCGTTTCGCTTCAGGTAGTCCATCGCCTTACCCGGCAATTTACAGTCCGGCTTCGTTTTCCTCAGTTGCCAGGTTAACTGCTTTACCAGCATGGTTAACTCGTCGACCAGACGCTGATGTCCCACTGGTTTGTATTCATGCAATTTACCGGCTGGCTCTGCTGCCAGCGATGCCAGTGCGATTTCCAGAACAGCAATATCCATCTTATATGTGCGGATGATGTCATGGTCGATTGTGCCCGGTATGCACAGTCTCTGTGCTTCAATAGTCTCCTCTGCGTGAGCTATTAACTGCTCTCTGGTAAAAGTGGTCATGCCGCGCTTCCTTCTTGCTTATTAACGATTACACCGTCATATATTTCATTAAGGTGTCCCCTCAACTCCATGCGCCTTAATGCAGACAACATGTAATCGCATTCAACCTGCTTATTTCCAGTAAATGGCTTATCGTCAGGATCACCCCAACAGCAATTACCCTTGGGCCACCCATGTACTTTCCGTACTCTTCCGTTAACAACGTGAAGTAATCCCCAGCCAGGTGGTAAATCCTCAATTGAAATAATTCCCGGCTCACTAATAAAGAATCTCCAGTCGCCCATGCCAAGAGAGGGATTTTTACGGAAACGCTTTTTTCTATCTGCCAACAAGTCAGCACGAGAACACTTCGCCTCTATCAGGCATGATGCTGAATTTCTGAATCCCATAGCATCTGGTTGTTCTCCAGTACTGGTTACAGCAACAAAGCGGTCATGAAAGCAAACCTTGAACCCGTTGCGCTTAAGGAACCTGTACGCAATCTGACAGAGTTCGCGGTGTGTTAACGCCATCTCATTCTCCTTTGATGCGAATGTTTACAACCTGACAAACCTCTTTGAGTACCCAGTCAACAGCGTCTTTCCACGCTCCAGTCTCAACTGGCGGATTCTCACGTTTTACTTGTTCATAGAAGTGCACAGCTTTAACCAGTCCTTCAGGTACTACAGGCACTGGCGGCATGCGATACAATGGAGTAACACAACGCGAAGCCTCATATTTATCTGACGGACGCTGAAATATCTCACCGAACCCATATTTTTCAATATCTCGCAGTTCCTCGTCGTCAGTCCATGCCACCGGTTCTGCTTCCAGCGATGTCAGTGCAATTTTGAATAACTCACCCTCTACTCGTGCCACGCCTGAATTGGGATGGCATTTCGCAATCGCTATTTTTAATTTGGCTTCTTCGATTAATTGCTCTTTTGTTAATTCAGTCATTTTTCATTACCGCTCTTTCTGGCGGCCTCCTGATGTTCTGAGGGTGCAGAAATCCCTCCGGCTAAGGATTAAATTTTTAACAGTTCTAAATTTAACTATTCAGTTCTGGATTTTGTCGCCCTGCGTATCCGCGCTTTCGCGTTACGCTCAATCTGAATTAGCTTTTCTATATTTTTCCGTCTTTCCCGTTCCTCCTGACGCAATAGCCTTACATCATCTGCCAGTCTGGTTTCTCTTTTCGCCACAGAGAGCATCCAGTCAAATGGCTCCACAACTGCGCCGCAGATTTTACAGCGGACCTGACGCTCTTTTTCATCAACCCGGACAGAGGCGTGATGGCAGTATGGTCTTTCCGATGGCTCATAAAGAAAATTAACCTGATTACGCGGGTCATCCTCTTTTACAGGAAATAAAACGATATTGCTTAACTCATCCTCTGGTTTTATTTCCATGCTCCTCTCCTTTGATGCGAATGCCAGCGACGCGTAATGCGTGTTCTAGGTCAATCAGGTAAAGCCAACTGCCATTTTCTTTAGGTATCATGACATGTCGCTCATCTGCATTTATCGGGTGTCCATATCGAAGGTCGTAGCGAGTCGGTAATTGAACTTCCCGCGCTTCCAGTGCAGCAATACGCTTGCTCCCATCAGAGATAACGCCTTCGTAATACTCACGCTGCTCGTTGAGTTGTGATTTTGCTTCTTCCAGTCCATCCAGCAAATCAGCGATAATATCCGCTTCCCGATGACGGATGTGACGCTTAAACGCAGCAAGAGCCGCATCACAATCCCGTTCAGCATTTGGGCTGTCCGGGATAGCCTGATACCACGCCAGCGTCGACTGATAGTTTTGTGCTGCCTCACGAAGCGCCTCATAGTTAACCTCTCTCATTGAGCCACCTCCTGATAAATCACCGCATGCCCCAGTTTCTCCGCCAGTGCCAGCTCTGCCTTAGCGCCCGCTGACCGCTGCCAGCCATTCAGCATGTAAATCGCATCCACACAACGAATCATTGCCATGCAAATATCCATGTAGTGCGGCTGTGTCAGCCCGTCCGGAAGTACTGCCGGGTTTAAGACGGTATGCCCTTCCCGTTTCAGTTCCTCTTCCGCCTTGTGAAACGCCTCACGGTTGAAATTTTCATATCCCGTCATTGGACCGGCAATATAAACTCTCACCCTCACTCCATCACCTCCTGAAAGTTTCCCCGATAGAACGCCAGCACACGCTGCATAACCTCGCTCTGGCGGCACTCACGACAAATTATGTTCTGCCATCTGTTGTAACGACGTATTTCTCCGTCAGGTAACTTTCGAATCAGTGTCGGGTCAGCAGCCTTCTCCGGTGTCTTACGCCATACGCGATACGCCTGCTCTGATGGAAATACCCCGCAATCAGAGAGCCAGACATCACCACTGGCCGCAAGCGCACCAGATAAACGACGAATAGCGGTCTTACTGACACCCGTTTTATCTGCCAGTTGTCGAAAAGTTTCTCGTCCGCTCAGGCGCACGAATTCCACAATGCGCGCCTTCACTTCTTCCCGCTCTTCCTGTGTAAATACTCTTGCCATAAGTACCTCCGGCAATCACTTTTCCGACACAATACGACTGGAGGAATCGACAATCTGTCGAACAATATCCTGGTGCTTGTTCAGCTCACGCAGCGCAGCACAGACTCGCTCCCACTTCTGAACCTGACCTTTTGCCCGGCGCAGTTCGCGGTTAGCCACATGCAGCGATGGTAAAATCAGACTATCCGGATGCTTTCTGGTGAACGACGGCTGTGACTGCACTGTGACCGCCACACTTTCAGTTTTAATTTCTTCCTGTGTTTCCGCTTCCCGGACTGGTAACGCAACACCTGCTGTCTGAGGAAAGGCTTTACCAGCAGTTTCCGTTACCGATGCAGCTTTCGGCTCTGCTGGTAAATTATCGCCCGACAGGCAGTAACGAAATTTACCGTTCTGATTTACTCGAATCAGACGACCTTTGCTTATTGCCATTGCCAGCGTTGAATTCGCCCGGCGGGAGGTAATCCCGAACATTAACGCCAGTTCGTCAGCCGACTGAGGACCATGCTGTTCAATTGAGTTAATCAGCATCTCCGCAGTGGTTTTTGTGACCATTTCAGTTGCCTCAATCGTCAGCCACCACATCGACCCCTTGTTATCTGCTTCACCACGGCGTTTCAGCTTCCACAGCTCGTTGACAGCATCTTCGCGGCTGATTCCAAGGCGGGCCGACACCTCCTGTGAAGAGGCTCTTTTCAGTGCTTTCAGTGCGTCAAAAACGGTTTCCATTAAAATTTCCTCCGACAAAATCATTTCTCAAATTCAGACAAAACCAGCCGCTTTCCGGCGCTCATATTCCTGTTTCAGTAACTCAATTGGCGTTGGCCCTGGCGGGTGTTTTGGCCCTTCCAGTTGTCGTCGCACTGGCGGAACACTCATGCCGTTACCAACATTCTTTGCCCATTTGGTCAACAGTCGTTCTGCAAGTCGTTTCAGCTCACTTTCAGTCATCTGACGTTCAATCCCTCTGGTGCGCATCTCGAGGCAAATGTGGTACAGCACAGGCTGTGGCCACGGGTATTTATCACTCCCGTCGTACCGCCAGGATTCATTGCGCCAGCGCCGGTACTCTTCCATCACGGCATCCACCGTAAGACCAAATGGATTTGCCCCACTCTCCGAAATCAGCGCAACAAACTCAGCCAGGTCCGGGGGCCACGTTTCACCCGCCCGGCAGCGGTCCATGCACTGACGGCAGACCAGCCTGATTTGCTGTTCAGTCATCGCGCCAATCTGGGCAATCCAGAGCTTCGAAGGTGCGGCCCCGTTCTTCTGAGTCCAGCGGTTTGAATAAACCTCCCCCATGAGCTCCCACAGCTTCCACGCCGTTTCCGTCGCTGACAAATCCGTTTTCACGTTCCCACTGCTCACGTGCTGCCCGAATTTCCCGAACTGCCCGTGATGCGGTGCCACCTGGTGCTGCTGCATGACGCACCCCCTTGCTGACTGGTTTAACCTGCGCCCTGACGTGATTTACGTGACGGGCGAATTTCTGCTCCCACTGAACCTGCGTAAAAACTTTCCCCTCAGCTGCCCAGTAGTCCCTGAAGGCGGCAAGTTCAGCAGGTGTAAATTCAGGCTCCGGCAGAGCCACTCCCCACAGTGCAGCCCGCCGTCGAAAATCCGGCGACGGATGCCAGCCACCGGCCATCGGAAACTTCCCGATGGGTTCGCTCAGGCTTTCCTGGTAATCAGGTTCCGCTGCCTGCAACGGCGTACCGTTCGATTCACTGGTCGGAGCACTCTCGCGCACGCGCGCGTTATGTGTGGGGTTTAATTCTTTATCTGTATCTTTATCTGTCGTGACTCGTAGTGACATGTCGTGACATATGCGTGACTCATCGTGACACCCCTCATTCTGTTTTCGTAATTTTTCCCTCTCGCGTTGTGCTCTCTTACGCTCTGCCGGGGATTTCGCGGTTTGCGAAACGTTGCCGTTATCCTCTTTCGCTACCTGGCGTTTTTCCCATCCAGTGATTAAATCTCCATCAAGCACCCGCCCCTGCATCGCCTGCAAAATTGAATCAATTACTTCTTCCGTCACATCAAGTGCACTTGCTAAATCTTCCGTTGTGACATCAATGTGACCACGTAGTGACACGCCGTGACATGTCGTGACATTTCGTGACGCGCTCACCAGAAGGTGGATATACACAGCCATCACTGTTGCGATTGGCTGTCCTGACACCCTGGAAATTGTTCGCCACTTAGGGTCATTTGGCATGTCATGCCATAATCTGAGCCAGGCATTAGCCATACTCACCTCTTCTGAGACCGAATCTTTTTACTCACGAATTGCCGGAAGCGATCCGGTATAAATATTTTCAGTCAATGCACAGCCACGGAATTACCCGCAGGACCACCACGATTCATCTGGTCGAACAGAACGATCGCTGATGCAACGAAATCATCGATATCTTTCACTAGCCGTTCCTGCGTCTCCACCAGCTCCCGAAAATAAGCGGAACTGTGGCTGCGCATTCGGGCTACCAGCGGAGGTGGCATTGCCCTTTCGATCGCCGGTAACAATGCCTGAATTTTCTCAACAGCATCAGGAGTGTCTTTATCCAGCCAACGGAAAATCTTTTGGGTGTTGAGATAGAGCGCGTTGTGCCTGTCGTCGTTGTGCAACTCGGGATATGTCATCCCCAGTTCAAAATACGCTCTGGCAATAGCAGCAGCTGGCACCTTCTCACCGTCAGGATATGCCCAGGCATTCATCGCCATGCGGATGTGCTCATGCTTGATTTTCATGAATCAACTCCCGTCGCTGGCTGTGTGCTAGTCTGAAACTCAGCAGGCAAGCCGTCTGTTGGGTTAGGATAAATATCAGGTCGGAGTTCGTGTGGGGTAACCTCCCACGCCATAATCTCACAAAGTTGCAGAACCCTTGATGCAGGGACCTGCTGACCATTAGCCCATCGAGACACAACCTGTTGCGGTAATCCAATCAAACGAGCAATACCTGCTTGGGATAACCCTCTTTGGTGAATTTTATTTTTTAAACATTCATGCATATCGTTATCTCCAGTGAATCACCATGATTTATACACTTTTAAAGTTAGTTTATCAACACCTTTAAGCTGATTGTGCTAGTTACACTTTTTTTATGTAAAATGAATGCATGAAGCGAATGACCACCCTTGAAATAACCACGTACCGAATAAAATTGGTACTGGAAAAAACAGGACTTAAGCAGGCAGAACTAGCCCGCAGGATTGGTGTTGCCCAGCAATCGGTACAAAAGTGGGTTCACGGAATCACAAGTCCATCAACAGCTAATCTTGATAAACTTTCTGAAGTAACGGGTTATCCCCCATATTGGTTTATGTTACCGCCAAACGAAGAAGAGCAGGTTGTGGTGCCAGATACTATGAAAATAGGCCCCAGGCAAATGGAACTGCTTCAAACATTCGGAGCATTTCCAGAGGAAGATCAAGAAAAAATGCTTAAAGACATGAAAGACAAAAAAGAATCAATGGAGCGCACTGTTGCAAGATGGCTCGCTGCCCAGAAAGGGCACCGAGCATAGTCTACATCATAAGCCAAAGGAGGTATGTTATGAACACTGCCCTTTCGCCGATGGTTTCTGAGTTTGAAACCGTTGAGCAAGAAAATAATTACAACGAATGGCTACGTGCAAAAGTAGCTGCAAATCTTGCAGATCCGCGCCCTGCAATTCCTCATGATGATGTAATGGCAGAAATGGAAAATCTCATTGCCCAAATTGCTGCGACTAGCGGGAGTGTGTAATGCTGCCCATTTTATGGCTACCTTCTGCACGTGATGATTTACGTCAGATCGTAGCCTATATTGCAAAAGAAAATCTCCATGCCGCACGCAGGCTAAAGATTCGCATTGAGACATGTGTTTTAGCTTTATCTGAACATCCGTACTTATACCCATCAAGCGACAGAGCGTTTGGCTTGCGTGAGATTGTAGCTCATCCTAACTATATCATTCTGTACCGTGTAGCCGCTTCGAGTGTTGAAATAGTAAGTGTCACCCACTCCAGACGACAATTTCCTGGATAATCCTCTTTTTTCGCAGAACCGCTTCACACGAGGCGGTTTTTATTGATCAAAAGCTAACTTTATAAGTGTTGACATCATAACTTTAAAAGTGCATCATTATTTCATCAACCCACCCCGCCCCACAGAACGCCAGGCAATACTTCGAGTTACCAGGCAGTGGTCAGGGGTTAAGTAGCCAGCCCGAGGCGTAAGAACATGACGGCAGGGTTCAACTTTAATAACTATGCAGCAGGTTTTTGTTCCGCTACCCCGGCGTTAAGGGGAAATGAGGTCAGCATGGATACTATCGATCTTGGCAACAACGAATCTCTGGTATGTGGCGTGTTCCCCAACCAGGACGGTACGTTCACCGCGATGACGTATACCAAAAGCAAAACGTTTAAAACCGAAAATGGTGCCCGTCGCTGGCTGGAAAGAAACTCAGGTGAGTGATATGGATTTCGACACAATCATGGAAAAGGCTTACGAAGAATACTTCGAAGGCCTTGCCGAAGGCGAAGAAGCTCTCAGCTTCAGTGAGTTTAAACAGGCACTCAGAATAAGAATGTGCTCTCACAATGACGCGGAGCACAAATATGAGAAGCAAAATCAGACCGCAGAAAATTTTGTTCTGGAACCCGGAGAAACGCTTTTCAAAATTCCCGTTACGTGCCCCATTTGCGGTTTTACATCAGAAGAACTTGACGACTCCTGTAACAATCAGGAAACAACCAAGTATGTCGAAGATGATACCGAGTGAGCACGAAGAACGGTTATATCCACGAGCCCAAACTCCAGGACCAATAAATCTCACTTTGAGAGGGTGGTTAATCCACTCTCCCAAACCAATAAAAAAGATGCCGGAGGACAAAAAACCCAATGGAACAACGGGATATCTGTCGAAAAAAGACGTTCCATTAAAGACAAACAACGCAGCGCCAACAACTGTAAGCGCTTTATACCAGTAATCAATTTTCATGTTCTTAAGTGGATTTATTGGTGGTTGCGACATTGCTTAATGAATCCTTAAAACTGTGGTGATTTTAAGGATACCACCTCGCCTGACGTGGTTAAAAGCAGGCACACAACACGAAAGCGCACGGCGAGGTTTCTGGTTCATAGATGGCTTGTCGTTAAATTTTCGTCGACCGTGCGCTCCCGGTTGTGGCAATCCGCGAAACGGCGCGGCGGTAAGTATGGCGGGGGTACTCTTCTCCCCCTGTGGAGCACCGGGTTGTCAGGTTGACCATACGCTTAAGAGACAACCACGCTGCAACGCCCTCTGTTATCCATTTTCTGGTGACGTTTGGCGGTATCAGTTTTACTCCGTGACTGCTCTGCCGCCCTTTTTAAAGT